GACGTGTGGGTGCTGGGCCGCCACCGGGTGATGTGCGGCGACAGCACCGACCCGCTTGATGTGGCCAAGCTGATGGACGGCCAGCAGGCGCACCTGGTGCACGCAGACCCGCCCTACGGCATGGGCAAGGAAAAGGAGGGCGTGGCCAACGACAACCTGTACGGCCCGAAGCTGGACGCCTTCCAGATGGCGTGGTGGCGAGCCTACCGGCCGCACGTCCGAGACAACGCCAGCGCCTACATTTGGGGCAACGCCCCTGACCTATGGCGCCTGTGGTACCAAGGAGGCCTGGCCGACTCCGAACGACTGACCTTCCGTAACGAGATTGTGTGGAGCAAGGGCAGTGCGGGAGCGGCTGGAATCACCCATATGGGAGCCGATTTTCTGCGCCAGTACCCGAACGAAACCGAGCGCTGCCTCTTCTTCATGCTGGGCGAGCAAAGCCTGAGCAACAACGCCGACAGCTTCTGGGAGGGCTTCGAGCCAATCCGGGCACACCTGGAGGGCGAAGCGAAGCGCATGGGCTGGGGGCCGAGTGACATCAAGCGGCTGTGCGGTGTTGGCATGTACAGCCACTGGTTTAGCCGCAGCCAGTGGGTGCTCATACCGAGAAACCACTACGAGACGCTGCAGAAGGCCGCAGAGGGCGCAGCCTTCACCTTGACATACGACGAGATCCTGAACGGCCGAGACGGCGGTAGGGATGGCCTGGAGGCGCTACGCCAAGGCTTCTACGCCAGCCGGGCGTACTTCGACAACACGCACGAACTAATGACCGATGTATGGAAGTACCCGCGTGTAATGGGTGAGGAGCGACACGGCCACGCAACACCCAAGCCGGTGCCCATGATGGTGCGAGCGATTAAGAGCAGTTGCCCGCCTGATGGGCTAGTGGTGGAGCCCTTCGGTGGCAGTGGCAGCACCTTGGCGGCCGCCGAGCAGGCCGGGCGCACCTGCTACTGCATGGAGCTATCCCCCGCTTATGTCGACGTGATCGTGAAACGGTGGCAGAGTATGACAGGACAGGAGGTGCACAGCACAGATGGCAGGCCGTTCACTATCGAGTGATGTAAAACCTTGGGAAAGGCAGCCAGGTGAGTCTGCACAAGCCTTTCAGGCCTTTAAGCTATACGAGGACATGGGCGAGGACCGTAGTATCCGCGCGGTGGCACAAAAGTTAGGCAAATCATCCGCTTTGATTGGCCGGTGGAGCAGCCCCAAGGAGTGGAAGTGGCAGGAGCGCCTGGAGGCGCTGGCCCGGTACCAAGACGAGCAGGAGCGCAAGGCGCATAACGAGGCCATTAAGCGCATGAAGGAGCGCCAGGCGCGGCTGGGTGAAGGCATGCAGACGATAGGTGCCCGCAAGCTGGCCCGGATGCTGGAGACGACCGACCCGACCAAGGTCGGTGTGACCGAAGCAAACGCAGCCTTGGATGCCCTGGGGCTAACCGAAACCATGCGGATGCTGCAGGAGGGCACGAAGCTGGAGCGCGTGGCCCGTGGCGAGCCGGAAACCATCACCGAGAACCGGAACGTCGAGAGCTACGCAGATGCGGTTACGGCCGCATGGGAGGCACGCCTGGCGGCCGAAGGGGCCGCAGGGAAGGCCAAGGCCGACCAGGGCGCCGAAGAGAACCAAGACGCCGACGAGTAAGGGTGGTGCGGGCCGGTGGTGTGGACAAAGAGCAGCCTAAGCGAAGCGACCATGTACTATGCCACCCGGCCGGTGTACTGGGTGCAGGACATGCTGGGCGCCGAGCCTGACGAATGGCAGGGGGAGGCGCTGGAGGCGCTGGCGGCGGGCAAGAAGGTGGCTGTGCGATCCGGCCACGGTGTAGGAAAGACGGCCACCGAGTCCTGGGCCGTCCTGTGGTTTTTGGCCACCCGTCCATATCCACGCGTGCCCTGCACGGCCCCGACCGAGCACCAGTTGTCTGACGTCCTATGGTCCGAAATGGCCATGTGGCTGGAGCGATCCAAGGCCAAAGACACGTTGGTGTGGAGCGCCGAAAAGGTCTACATGGTCGGCAGAAAAAAGACGTGGTTTGCCGTGGCCCGGACGGCCAGCAAGCCGGAGAACCTGGCCGGTTTCCACAACCGGCACATGCTCTTCGTGATCGACGAGGCCAGCGGCATGAAAGACACCACCATGGCCGTGGTGGATGGCGCCCTGACTGAAGAGGGCGCCCTTGCCCTGATGTGTGGTAACCCGACCAAAGCGACCGGCTACTTTGCCGACGCCTTCGGGCGCCACCGGTGGGCGTGGCACACCATGGTGGTGTCCTGCGAACGCAGCAGCCGGGTGTCAAAGCAGTGGATTGAAGAGATGGCCCGCAAGTGGGGCCGAGACTCCGACGTGTTCCGGGTGCGTGTTATGGGGCTGCCGCCCAAGACCGAGGCCGATGTGTTCATACCGGTGGACTGGGCGGAGATGGCCACCCAGTCCGATGTGGAGCCGGGCGGCTTGCTGGAGTTGGGTGTAGACGTGGGCCGGTACGGCAACAGCGAAACAGTCATCACGGCCAGGTGGGGCAACTTCGTCTTTCCCCAGCACATCTACCGGCGCAAGGGTGTAGACGAGACGGCGGGCAACGTGCTGAAGTGGGCCAGGGAATACATGGCGTTGACCAAAATACCCGCCATCGCCATCAAGGTGGACGACAGCGGCGTAGGTGGCGGCGTCACCGACCTGCTGGAGGCGGCCGCCCGAGATGACCGGCGCATCACCGTGGTGCCCTGCAACTTCGGCGGGCCGGGCGACGAGCACTACAAGAACGCCACCGGCGTGATGTGGGGCAAGATTCGTGAGCTTATGCGGTACGAGACGGTAGCCCCGTGGGAGGGCGCCGAACTAAAGGCCTGCGACATAAGGATCCCGAACGACAACGAACTAATCGGCCAGCTATGCAGCCGAAAGTACGAGATGACCGAGAAGGGCAAGGTGCGCCTGGAGACGAAAGAGGAGATGACCGAGCGTGGCCTGCCCAGCCCGGACCGGGCCGACAGCCTGGTGCTGGCCTTCTACCAGCCCGGCGGTATGCCGATGGATGCCGAGTTGCAGCGGCTCCTGCAGGGCGCCAGCCTGACCAGGTAGCCAACAGACAGGGGAGGGTTTCGACAGATGGCCAAAAGTATGGTGTACCGGTCACATCTTCGGCGTGACACTCGCAACTGGATGCAGAAGGCGGTCGGGGCGGTTGGTGAGATGACCGGCCTAAGCAAGCTGCGCACGGTTCAGCGGTTCATGGTGAATGGTCCATTCACCCCGTATATGCTTGATTCGAGCGTCGTCAATTACGATCTGGCCCGGAGCCTGTACCAGAACACGGACGACAAGTACAAGCTGGGCGCCGCCTTTGCCCGGCCAATCATCAACGCCACGGCCGGGTTTATGGGCGCCCCTGGCTTCAAGCACCCGGACGACGAGGCCAGCCAGGCGCTGGAGGCCTTCTTCAAGTTCCGGCTGGGCAAGCTGTTGCGTATCAATCGCAACACCCTGCGAGATGGCGACGTGTACGTGCGCCTGTGGATGCAGACCGACCGTTTCACGGGTCAAGACGTGTTTGAGCTTGGCCTGATTCCGCCTGAGTGGGTGGTGCCGATCCGCAACCCGCTAACCGGCGCCCTGGCCCAGGTCATCATCCGCCACCCGGTCCTGCACACCGACGCCAACGGCCTGCAGCAGTACCAGTACACGGTGACCGAGACTATCACCGAGCAGAACCGCACCATCGAGGTGGACAGCCGGGCGCCCAAGGAGGTGCGGGACGCCATGAATGGCACCACCAAGAACCCGTGGGGCTTCGTGCCGGTGGTGCACTTCAAGAACGAGTCGGAGGAGTACCAGGCGAACGGCTCCAGCGACTTGGAGCCGGTCGAGCCGTTTTTGAAGGCTTACCATGACGTCATGTATCACGGCGTCGAGGGTAGCCGCCTGTTTAGCCGACCCAAGGCCACGTTTAGCCTGGACAACGTGGGCAAGTTCCTGACCGACAACTTCAGCGCCGCCGAGATCAAGAGCGGCAAACTGAACTTTGCGGGCAAGGAACTTTTCATGCTGAACAAGGGCGACACGGCCGGGTTTATCACTGGCGACACCGGCTGGGCTGGCGTCACCACCCTGCTGGAGTTCCTGTACTACTGCATCGTCGACGTGAGCGAAACACCCGAGTTTGTCTTTGGCACGGCCGTGGCATCCTCCAAGGCCAGCGTGTCGGAGCAGATGGTGCCGCTTGCGCGCAAGATCAGGCGCAAGCGTGGCCAGATGGAGGAGCCTTTCGGGGAGTTGGCCAGCATGTACCTGGCCATGCAGTACCGGAAGAATAACCGGCGCCTGGACACCTTCCAGGTTGAGACGGAGTGGGAGGAACTAAACCCGCGGGATGACGCCCAGGTAGCCACCACGGTGAAGAACCTAATCGATGGGCTGACGATGGGCATGGAGTCCGGCTTGGTGAGCGCCCCGGCGGCGGCCGAGTTCCTGCGGGAGTTCGTGCCCACTATGCTGCCCTTCAGCGATCCGGACGCCCCGGAGGACGAGAAGAGGCGCATCGCAGAGACGGTGGTCTACCTGGAGCGCATCAAGAACGGCTTGGGGCAGGTCGAGCAGGGCAGCCAAGGCCAGCAACGCCCTGGCAAGCAACAGCAGGCAAAGGTGGACGCCTTGGACGACGAGGAGGACACCACCGGCGGCGGGCTGGAGGCCACAGCATAGGGAGATGAAGGGCGCCCGCGATCAGGGCGCCCTTTTCTATGCCTACCGGAAGGAATGGGGAGCCGGACTGACGAAACAGACGCAACACCGGCGCAACGAAGGGAAGTAAACAAACGTGGCAGCAACAGTTGACTGTAAGCGGTGTCATGCCCCGGCCCATGTCCTGGTTTGGATTGACGAAGAGGAGAGCAAGGAAAAGGTCGGGCTGTGGTGCGAGTTCTGCGGGCACGACGTGGAAACACCGGAGTGGCTGCGACTCTACCTGGTCGAGTAGCGCACATGGGAGGTTGACGACATGACGGACGACAAGAACCGGACAGCGTACGGCAACAGGGTAGTGGAGGCCTTCTACACGGCCACGCCGGTGGAGCAGATGGGGCTGCACCAGGTGGCCGACCGGTTGGCGCTGCAGCGGGAGCGGGAGGGCTGGGAGTTGGTGGCGATTGACGAGATCGAGCCGGGCGCCCCGGCCAGGTTCGTGGGCATCGACCTGGCCACCGGCCCCGATGCCACAGTGGTGCGGATGCCAGGCGGCGGCTGGGGCGTCCACCCGCTGGGCGCCGGTGACCCAACACAGCCGCCCGATGGGCTGTGGGTGGCCCGGTACGCCAAGGGCGACCTGGAGAACCTGGAGCGGTTGGGCATCACCCTGCGGGGCTTCGACCCCAGGGCAGACGTGGCCGAGATTGAAGCCCAGGTGGCGGCGAGTGTCCGGGCGAGTGCCCAGGATGGCGACCGAATGGCGGAAGCAGCCCGCCAACTGGCCGAGTACGCAGGAGCGCTTGCGGGCATGACCCTGAGCGATACGCAGCGGGCGCTGCTGGAGCGAGCGAGCGCCAGCGAACTGGCCGAAGCCAGGCGCAGGGTGGCCGAAAAGCACCCGGAGGTGGAGGCGCCCCGACACCTGGAGCCGGGCATCTACCTGGACGGCGAGCGCTTGGGCGACTTCAGAGTGACCAGCGCCACGGTGTACGTCGAGCCGCCCAAGCTGATTCGGGTGCGCAAGGTGCGGGAGGTGGCCACCACCGAAACGGGGCGTCCGGTGATCCAAGAGCGCCAGGTGCGCATGGTGGGGAAGCCCAGTCTATCGGCCGTGGCCGACCAGATGGCCAAGGATGGCAAGGTGAAGGGGAACCGAAAGGAACGCCGAGCGGCGGCCCGGAAGGGGTGGCGCTGATGCCCGACAAGGCCAGCAAGTCACCGTGGCGGCAGGGCTGGCAGGCGTCCAACGCCAAGGCGATAAGCCAAGCCGACGAGTTGGCCGAGCGGGAACGCCAGCGCCGCCTGGTAATGCCGGACCAGAGGCGACGCGACAAGGCCAGCAGTGAGCGTGAGCGGCGCCTGCGCAAGGGGATTGGCCGAGGAGAATAGGAGGACCGGACCACAGATGCTAAACACCGTCGTGCTGATTGGGAGACTGACCAAAGACCCGGAACTGCGCTACACCCAAAGCGGCAAAGCCGTATCCACCATCCGTTTGGCCGTGGATCGAGGCACCACCGACGCCCAGGGCGAGCGGGAAACCGACTTTATCGATGTGGTGGTGTGGGATAAGCAAGCAGAGACGGTGGCCAACTTTCTGGCCCGTGGCCGCTTGGTGGCCGTGCAGGGCCGCCTGCAGGTTCGCCAGTACGAGACGCAGGAGGGCCAGAAGCGGGAAAAGGCGGAGGTGGTGGCCAACACCGTCCGATTCCTGGACAAGGCGCCCGATGGGGCAGGGGCAGGTGGTGGCGGGCATGGCTGACGCTAGACACGGCATGCTTGTCAAGTAATGGCGCCCCGGAGCGAGTGGGCAAGCCGCACCAAGGAGGCACGCCGGAACGAGAGCGCCCGGCTGCGGGAGGTTAGGGCCGAGTTGGGACGGTGCCCAAACTGCGGCAAGCGCAAGCCTGCCGACAAGAAAAACTGCGACACGTGCCGGAAGGCCAGCCGCAAGTACCAGGCCGCCCGGAAGGCGGAGCGCCTGGCCGCAGGCCTGTGCCCCCAGTGCCCCGGCACCAAGCCACGCAAGGTGGTGCCCGGCGGCAAGCGGTGCAAGGTGTGCCGCAAGGTCAACCGGGAAGCCAATAAGGCGACACGGGACGCCAAGCAGCGAGCCGCAGAGGAGGCGGAGCGCCAGCGACTTGCTGCGGAGGCAGAGGCCGCCAAGCGGGAGGAGCGGCGCCTGCAACTGATGGACCGCCTGGCGGGGCCGGTGGATGGGTGGTTCGGTTACGGGTCGGGAGGGTATACGGCCAAAAGCAAGAGCGTGGTGGCGGAGGATTGACAAGGGAGGGTGCGGTAACGTGACGACGATAAGAGTGCACCGGGTTAGCATCGACGTGGACCTGGACCGGCTGGGCGTCGATCAGGATTCGAACCTGTACGCTGTGGTGAAGGAAGTCAAGGGGCTGGCCAAGGCCGTGGAGGCCCAAGGCGCCCGTGTAGAGGTCCGGGTCAACGCCCGCGGGCGCGGCTTGGTGCTGGCCGGGTACCTGGAGCAGGAAGGCCTGGACGTGTACCGGTACCAGTACGAAAAGGACGTACCCGAAGGGGCGTTTTGGCGGAAGGAGCGCCTGCAGGAGGCCGAGCATGCCTTGGCGGCCATCATGGGGCGACAGGTCGGGGCGGTCGAGGCGTCCGTGGTTCTCCAGGCACTGGCGGAGGTAACCAAGCATGAGCACACGGCCTGCCAAGGGCTGAAGCTGGCGGCCGAGTGGGTGACAAAATTGAGAGAGACAGGAGGGGCAACCAGTGAGCGATAAGCCCGAGCGACTGACCCCGGCCCAAGTAGAGGACGCCTGCGACCATAGCGGGTTGGAAGGGTGGCACCTGAAGCAGCACATAGCAGCCGTGGAGGCCGAGTTGGTAGAGGTCAAGGCAGCCCTGGCACGGGCGACTAGCCCGTTCAGCCCCTACGGCTTCTGCTTTAACTGCGGCCATGAAGAGGACTTCGCACTGTGGAGCGTCTTTGACGATGTTGTGGTCGGCCTGTGCCGGACCTGCCATACGGCTGGCATAGAGGCCAGACACGCCATGGAGGGTGAACCGGCCCCGGCCGATCCGGTGGCCGCTGGTGTGCGGGAACTGTGCCGGGCGCTCCTGAAGTCGGAGCGGATGCTGACCGATGGGGCCACAGCCAGGCAGGCCGCCCAGCGTCTCCTAACGGGCACGCTGAACCAGTTCACCCAGGTGGTGGCAGCCCTGCAGGGTGAGCCGGTGCCGGAGGTGCCCAAGGTGGCGAAGCAGCCAGACATGGAGAAGGCGGCCGCACTGGGCCGTGTGCTGGAGGCGGCCATCACGGGTGGGAAGGCCAACAGCCTGCGGGACGCTGCCCGGCAGATCGGCGTGGGGGCTGCCACCCTGTCGCGCATCATCCGTGGCATACAGACACCAACGGAGGCCACCGAGGCGGCCATTCAGCGGTGGGTTGGGCAGCCGACCACGGCCGCCGGGTAAGGCGACATGGACCCGTACTTGTTTGAGCCGGAGCCGGTACCTTGCCCCTGCTGCAACACGGCGATAACTATGCACCTTTGGGAGGCCATCCTGATTGACTCGTTCATCTCCAAGATGTGGGCCGGTGCGACTCCACCAGTGCTATGTGTGAACGAGCAGGGCCAACCGGTGCGGTACGGGTACGCCGCCACCTGGCGGTGCTGCCGCCACGGCCTTGTCGACGTGGGTGTGTTGGCCAAACCGGGCGACTGGAAGCACGGGTGGTGGTGGCCGCTTGGGCGAGTACTGTGGGAGGTGGATGCATAGTGGCACGACGGACGCCGAACAACCTGTTTGATACGCCCGACTATGTAGCTGAATACATGATTGGGCTGATAGACGAGGAGCCGAGACTGGTGCTAGAGCCAGCCGTTGGCGATGGACGGTTGCTGCAGGCGCTGTGGCGAAGATTCCCAAACACCAGGGTTATCGGGTACGACGTTCGGCCGGTCGAGATTGCAGACGACAGGTTGGAGTTTCGCCAAACTGATTTCCTGGAGGCGCCGGTGCTGGAGCGCCCCGACTTGATATTGTCCAACCCGCCGTATTCTCCGAAAGCTCTATACGCCAAATTCATCCAAAAGGGTTTGAGCGTGCAGGCGCGAGGGATTTACTTGGTGCCGTGGTTCTACCTGATTAACTCATC